CCAAGGGCGAAAAGCGGATTCAACATATCCCCAATCCCACTGCTAATAACAGCCATAAACTGTTTTCCGATAACACGATCCCCGGTAAAACCGAGAATCTGCATCAGAGCAACAGCCAATGGCTTAGAAGCAGCGAGAGAGATAGCCTGTCGAACAAGAACTACAGGGTGAGATGAGAAATTAAATTCCTCATCGGGCACGTCCACATCCGAGGATGTGAACTTGAACCCACCCGGCGCAGATCTGAAGATCGGAGACATCTTACCGGCCATTCCACGGAGAATTCCGAGGAACTCGGCTTGGGAGATCCTATCAAACACGAATAAACGCACGAATCGAGGAATGTACTCATAGATAATACTATCTAGAGCACCAGTCCCAGACCCGGGATCAGTAATCGATTTCAACCCCGGATTACCGAGGTAGAGCATATTTCTATACAGATTAAAGAACGTAAGATAGAATCTGGCGATTGCGAACTCGTGAGCACGAATACAATTTCTGTGATCACGAAGGATCAATCTTGGCAGGCCCTTCCTATTACGGGAAGGACGTGCACCAGCGATCTTCGACACATCAGCTATATAGTACTCACCGAGAGCCTGCTGCAGTGAAACTGCAGCCGCCTTCAAATGAAGGCAGGCTCCTCGAGGACCTTGTGTCTCGATAAGGTGGTTTAAGGTACGACATAGACTGACAATTGTTTTGATTTTACCCAGAGTAACCCGAAGACCCGAAACAATAAGCATCCCTTTGAGGATGTTAATGATCGGGCGTGCCCCTTTTACAAGGCACATGTCATTAAACTTCGAAATATCGAATCTTAACCTTGTTAGATAGTGTTTTAACAACATTTTCATAATAAAGCTAAGTATCGGAGCTCTCAGCGTTTGGTTCCTATCTACGTATAGAACCACGTGACTTATATCACCTCACGGACCGAAGCCCGCTTACCGTATACATCTAAACCGGTCAAAAGACCAGTGTACGGGGTGGATTCGCCTGTGGATTTGGAACAACGCGACCAGGTATGTTTTCCAGGTCGATGTGCTTGAAGCAACCCTCACGGGTTCGTCCATTTCAGGAGGTAGGAGACGAATTTCCCTTTTCGGGGAAATCCGAGACGATATTCTAGGAGTAAACTTCGGTTTCCATCTAGGTCAGAATAGAGGTAGTTAACCTCCATCCCCCCGGACGGGGTTCCGGTCGTCCTTTCGGTCGGTCCGGAGGTCCCAGTCCTACAAGGGATCTAAATCCAACTGTCGATGGGCCGCAGACAGGCCTATTCGGCCGCTAAGGTTTACTTAGTAGGGTTAGACCCTCCTTGTTAAACCGTGAGGTTTCGAGAAACGCTCTATCAGACTGTCCCCTAAGGGTCAGGAATGAAAGGGCGCACCGGACTTATTATATGCCGGGCTCTAACTAACACGGGATTAACCGGAGGGCCATCCCTCATAAGCCTATAAGCTGCACCAACCAGGTGAGACTGAAGGGTATTACCCATCCGTCTCCAGTAGAGGTACAAAGCCTAATCTTTGATATCACTTCCAATTTAATGGAGGAGTGACCGCGGCATGGTGACCGCGACCCTTTCTCAAGGGGCTTCCAGGTAGACAGAGTACATATCTGGACGTAATAAATAAATCCACCAATCCCACAATGGTAAGATAAAGCCAACAGGCGAATGTAAAATTTCGCTTGAGGTCCGTAAGCGCACTTGAGCGCAGACGGTCGAATCGCATTCGACCCGGC